GTTAATGATGGCAGCTATGATTATTATCACAACGTACTAGGTAAGTCTAAGGCCTGGTATCTAATTAATATTCACAAACTACCTTAGACAAAATACATACTAGGGGGTTAAAAATGGATGGTATAGCAGAAAATCTAAAAGACAAAAGCGAAATTTGGTCAGTCCAGGCGTATATCATACATAATGAAGCGATGAGGGCAGCCTCTCAAAGATTCAATGATGAAAGAGACCGTAGATACGCTGAAGTTAATGTCGAAAAGGAAAAGGCCCTGAAAATTAAGGAGACAGCAGACTTGGCAGCTTTAAGTCTAGCACGAGAAAGTCAGGTCTATAAAGATCAACAGGCCGATATCATGCGGGAGAAAAACCTTGCTGCATCCGGTATATATGCTACAAATGCAGACCTGGCAGCTGTCGTTGATAAAATGGAGAAGGCGCTAAAGCCCTTAACCGAATTTATTAATGCTCAACAAGGCGCAGCAAAAGGTAATGATATTACCTGGGGAAAGATATTTGGATCAGTAGCAGCCATGGCAGCCATTTTTGGAATTATAATGAAATTAAACGTATTTTAAAAAAGGGGGGAGAGTAATATGACTAATGAGATTTTATATCTCAATCCAAGTAGACAGCATGACAACCTTGGTGTTAACGGATATGGAACTGAAGCAGACAATATGATGAGAGTTGCCAAAGTTGTTAAAGGTAAACTAGATGCTAAAGGTATTCTCAAGAAAGTAGTATTAACAGAAGGATTGACATTATCACAGGCTATTGCTGAGAGTAATGCAGTAGGGGCTACACTTCATCTTGATATTCATTCGGATGCAGGTGGAGGACGAGGATGTACTGGACTTTATAAATCGGACAATGGAAAGAAGTTTATAACTTGCATTTACAATCGTGTTTCAGCATTAACACCTTCAGCTGATAGAGGGTTATCACTTAGAACTGATCTAGGTGCTCTTAATCAAACTCACGCTATTGCCGGACTTATTGAATGTTTCTTTCATGACAATGCAGAAGATGTTAAATTCTACAACGCTAACCTAGATGCTATTGCTCAGGCTATAGTTGATGGTATTCTTGACTATCTTGGCATTGCAACAATGGTATATACACCCTCCAAACCCGTAGCACCAGTTAATTCTAATGTGGATGCTATGGTATTAAGAATCCAACGTAATCTTAATCGACTTAAAATTACTGATGATTCTGGTCAGTCATTGGTTGAGGATGGTGTACCAGGAGCTAGAACCAAACAAGCTATTAAGAAGTTTCAGGACATAGTGAACATAACGGTTGATGGTATACCGGGTAATGTAACGTTAAATGCCATGAACGATATTTTACTCAAACCATTAATGCGTTTTGGAGTAGTTAATCGTAATGCAGCAAAGTATATTCAGTGGAGAATGGGCATTACAAGAGATGGTGTATTTGGAACTGATACTGCTGCTCATGTAAGAAGTTACCAAACAAGTAAAGGTTTTAAAGCTGACGGTATTGTAGGATATGATACCTGGAATGCTTTGATAGGAGCATAGTATGGACGAAGAAGTAAAGGAAACTGGACAGTTCTCTAAGGTAATGGTATTATTAATAATCATAATGAATATATGGTTTACAGTAGCAGTACTAAGAGTATTTGCAATTACTGGAGCAGAACCGGTGGCATTGGTAGCAGCGTTCTTCGGCTTTACTACCGGTGAGTTATGGTTAATGGCTAGTATTAAGAAAACTAAAGTAGTTAAAGAAAAAAGGAGTGAAGTGTATAATGAACTTAAATGCGGAATTAGTAAGGAAGTTGACCAGTAGGAAGTTCTGGACAATGGTTTGTGGATTTATAACATTGTTAATGACAGCTAGAGGAATGAATCCTGGCTCTATCGAACAGGTTGTAGCAATCATAATGGCAGGAGGAGCAATAATTGCGTACATATTAGCTGAGGCTTGGACGGACGCTGCTTATGCCCCTAAAGAGGTATTATAATCGCGAATAAAACACAGGTTATAATGAAGGAATTAAAAACTCTTGAAAGGGGAGAAGGAAATGAAGAAATACAGAAAAGATAAAAGAAACCCAATTACTAAGGAGGTAGATGAGATAATTGAAATTATGTCACACACTGATAGAGGTTCTGAGGAATACAAAAAACTAGCAGCAAACTTGGAGTTGTTGATAAAGGCAAAGTCGATATATAAAGACCCAGCACGAATTGACGCGAACACGCTTGCAATAGTATTAGGTAATCTTATTGGAATTGCAATCATAGTGGGGTATGAGGAAGGTCATATCATCACCAGCAAAGCACTTGGATTTGTTTTAAAGGGACGTGTGTAATACATGTCCTTCTCTTTTTGCCTCGCGAAAAAAACACATACTATAATGAAAGAAAAGTGTCGTAACTCGAAAGAGGGGGACTTTACTTGGGTTCGAATCCCAAGCTTATTTTTTTGTTTTTCGCACAATTAACACATACTATAATAGAAGTAAAATTTATTTTAAGGGGGATTTTATCATGAATAAAAGTTTAGGAGAAGTATTGGGAAATGCCATAGGGGTAATAACTATTACAGGATGGACTATTTATGCCATGTATAAAATAGGAAAAAAAATAAACGAACGAGTAAAGAGAGCTTAGGCTTTCTTTTTGCCTCGCAGAAATAACTTATTGTATAATGAAAGTAAACTTGAAAGGGGATTATAAAATGGAGAGAAATGAATTATTATGTTTAGGATTAGTTGGAATTGGAGGAATGGTAATTGGTAATATAATTAACAGATGTAGGTTAAATAAACAGCATACAGAAGCTGAAATATTATTATCAAGATCATTAGACCAATCTAAAGAATTGATAAGCATAGCAAAGAAAGCTCAAACTGAAAATAAGATCCTTAGAGCGAAAATGAAGGAGATGGGTTGTCTATAAAAGACAGCCTTTCTTTTTGCCTCGCGGGAATAACACAGTTTATAATGAAACCAAAATAAATTTTAGGGGGATTTAATCATGAATGATAAAACACTAGTAAGGTTAGTAGCATGTGTAATATTGGCACCAGTCGTATGGAATGGAACAATGGCACTCGTGGGTCTAACTGCAAAAGGCGTTAATCAAGTGGTATATAAACACAAAATTAGAAAAGGTTTAAAAGATGGAAGCATAGTTAAAATCGATGGAGAATACTTTGAAGTAGAGGTATCTGATATTGAGGAGGCTTAGGCTTCTTCTTTTGCCTCGCATAAAAAACATAGTGTATAATGAAAGTAAATATAAAGGGGGATATTATAATGGAAGATAATACTTTAACGAAAGAGATTGAAAGGCTAGTCAAAGAGATTCAGCGTGACGAAAGAGACGTCATCACATGGAGAAACTTAGACGATGCAAAAGCAAACTCAATCGAGAAGGCTATTGAAAGAAAAATAAAACTTTCAGACATACTTAACAGAAGGTAAGCTTAGGCTTACTTTTTAATTTTTGAAAGGTGGTATATTAATATGTTAAAAGGTCAAGGGGAAATGGAAAAAACAGAGTTTGGAGCAATGAGGGAATCAAATGACGGGCGAGGTAGATTTGACTTACTTCCGTACGAAGCCATGGAGGCACTTGCTAAATGGTATGAGGAAGGTGCTAAAAAATATGAAGATAGGAATTGGGAAAAAGGGATTAGTGTTAAGGATTGCATTAATCGTATGATTCGTCATTCACTCAAGGCTAGCAATGGTTGGACTGATGAAGATCATTTGGCTGCGGTTATGTGGAATGCAGCAGCGGCTATTACAATGATGCGTAGACATCCAGAATGCAATGATCATATTTGGGATCTAGAACATATCAAGTTTTAGCTCGCAAGGATTACACAGCCTATAATAGAAGGAGATGGTTAGCTCAGTAAGGTAAGAGCGCTGATAGAGTTACTCAGAGGTCGTCAGTTCGAATCTGACACATCTTCTTATTTTTGCCTCGCGGGGTTTACACACTATATAATGAAAGGATATGATAGATAGGACGTCGTAGCAAAAAGGCTAAATCATATTCTTTTTCTTTTGCCTCGCGAAAAAAACACAGGTTATAATGAAAGAATATGGGACTTTGTACTTTAAATAGTATATCAAACTAGAGTAGATTGCTCTGGAGGTCACCATATTCTTTTACTTTTATTTTTGAAAGGGGATTATAAAAATGAACAAAGAGAGTATTAATCAATTAGCATTGACAACAAGAAGAACGGTCATTAAAAATTCACCTGCCATATTAACAGGTATGGGAGTGCTGGGAGTATTTACTACTGTATATGCAGCAGTGGATGCTACACCTAAAGCTATGCAGATCTTAGAAGAACGACGTGCAGAGGAACTAGATGCCAATGAGGAGTTTAGCGACTTCACTAAATGGGAGATGTTTAAAGAGGTTTGGAAATGTTATATTCCTACTTTTATCTCTGGTGCAGTAACCATTACAGCAATTGTGTCTGCTAACTCAGTAAACCAGCGTAGGAATGCTGCACTGATTGGTTTATATTCTTTGTCTGAGAATGCTCTAAAAGAGTATAAGAACAAAGTAGTAGAAATAATAGGTGAAAAAAAAGGACAAGAGATTAAAGATGGAATTGCTAAGGACCGTATACTCAAGAATCCAGTTAGAGATACTGAGATAATCAACACTGGACATGGTGACACCTTATGTTATGATGTCTTAGCTGGACGATATTTCAGAAGTGATATTGAGCATATTCGTAGATCACTTAATGAGGCAAGTAGGAAGTTAATGACCGAAATGTTTATGTCAGTGAACGATGTTTACAGCGAATTAGATTTACCAAGTAATGGATTAGGCGGTCTGGTTGGATGGAATATAGATGATGGTTTGATAGAGCCAGAGTTCAGTTCCCAGTTGACAGAGAATGATATTCCATGTTTAGTACTTGACTTTACTATGATGCCAAGGACTATGAAATAAAATTTGAAAGGGGTAATAAAAATGAAAAACATTAAAACATTAAAACATTCTGTAAGGATCACAAGAAGGAAATCGTAGTTACCGGGTTAGTTATTGGAGGGGTTATAGCAACCTCCTTTGTAACTAAAAGGATATGTACAAGAGGATTAGTTAATGCTAAAGGACTCAATGTTCTCACTTGGAAAACACCAAAGGGTACTGCAAACCTAGAGTATGTTAAGAAATTCCTAGATGCGAATGCTGGGAATGGTGAGCCATTTGCGATATTTAAAGAAGGACCAGATCCAGATGCTTATGTCTCTATATTGTTTAATGACAAAATAGTTCAAGTATAACTAATGAAATAGGAGGGATAACCATGTTAAGACAAATCGGTGAAAAAATAGGATATGCAATTGGTTATGTAGTGGGACATACTGCGGCTGTAATAGTCGTAGTTCCTTTGATGTTTCAAATAGAAAAGCGAATACGTATATATACTGATGATGTAGAAGTTGTACGAGAATTATCTCATCGAGTTATAGATATAGTAGTAGCCGATAGTGATAATATTATGTGGCATCCATTTAAATCAAGAGATCTTGTTAGAAAGATTACTGATCAAGAAGTTAATAAATGGTTGTATCGATAGATAGGGAGGGATTACAATGGTCAAATATAGGAAAAAACCAATAGTAGTAGATGCTAAACAATTTGTAGTTTATAATGCTCAAGGTGATAGTAATGCTACAGAAGTTGTTTGGTGGATTTTAAAAAACAATGGACAAGCTAGAGGTGAGAACCCATTTATATATATCCAAACTTTAGAAGGAGAGATGCGCGCAGATTCAATGGATTATATAATACAAGGAGTTAATGGAGAATTTTATCCATGCAAGCCTGACATTTTTGAAAAGACTTATGAGTTATGTGAGTTGACTAAATAGCTCGCGAAAAAAACACAGTGTATAATGAAAGAAAACTTAAATATGAAAGGATGGATAAACATGAAAAATATTAAAGGATTCGTAAACGAACACAAGAAAGGACTTAAAAGAGTTGCAATCGGAGGAGTAGTAGTTTTAATAGCAGGAGTGTTATATAAAGTGCTGCACAAAGATGAAGACGAAATTGACAATTTTGAAGTGACGTTTGATGAGCCAGTAGATGTTAATTATGTAGATGCACCAACAGAACAAGAATAATTTCAAAGGGGAGTGTTATGAGAAATCATAGCATTCTCTTTTATCTTTTTCGTATTATGAACTAAATGGAGGAATAAAAATGAAATATTACTTTGTACTTGACTCATTAAATAAAAGACATATCATAGTTGCTGAAAACGAGGAAAACTTGATGTCTATTGTAATCGATGATAAAATGACAGTAGTCGAATTTTATGAACTCACACCTGATAAATTCACTACATCAGGATTCCTTATTTCTGATAAGTAAAGGGAAGGAGTAATTTCATGATAGTTAAACATTATTGTCCATTTTGTAAAAAATTAATAAGTGTTGATAAAATAGCAGTCGAGGATAGGAGAATGGCTACAATAACAAAAGAAAACTTGAATACTATATTTAAAGTTTTAGGAAAGAGTTGTGAATCTATACACAGTTAGTTGAAAGGGGCGAGTTATTATGATGATCGACGAGTTTATAGGAGAATATTACTTTCTAAGCAACTTTAGTTACTCAAAAATAGAACTAAACGGATTCATATTCGATAGTGGTGAAGCAGCATTTCATTCTTTTAAAGATATTAGTAGGCAATCTGAATTTGTTGATATATTTCCTTTAATGGCCAAAAGAAAGGGCAGACGTGTAAGTCTTAGAAGTGATTGGGAGCAAGTTAAAGATGACATTATGTATCAAGTTGTTAAAGCAAAGTTCGAACAGAATGTTGACTTAAAAGAAAAACTATTAGCAACCGAAAATCAAATGTTAGTTGAAGGTAACACTTGGAATGATACATATTGGGGCATATGTCAAGGTAAAGGATTTAACGTGTTAGGCGTAACTCTTATGCTTATAAGACATGAATTGAGAGGGGAGAGTTAAATGCTAACAAGTAAAGAACTCGAATTGGTTAACAGTATACTTATGGCAGTCAAATATTCTGGAACTGTTGTATATAATCGTAGC